CCGAATATGACTGGACGTGCATCTATTCCTGTTCAGACTAACATTAGGAATAGCCCCAGAATTGTAGATGGGGAAGAAATAACGCCTCCTCGGTTTACAACGTGCAATAGTGGTCTGATAGCAGACACTAGTATAGCGCATGTTGTGCAGGGGTGGGTGCCCAAAGACGCAACAAAAGGCCGTGTTTTAGAGGCCATTAATTTGCGTGAAGATATCGCTACTAGTGATAATTTAGTTAAATATGAGTGGCTTGCCAAAGGACTCATACATCCAGATTTGAAGTTGCGTATGACTGTCGGCCAAAATCCCTTTGTTGGGATATCGATAGGCATATGCTGCGATTACTTTGGGCGCCTTAGTAAATATTATGAGGGCGACACTGCTTTACCTATAGAGGTATGCAATCAATTGCCCAATTTTGTTTGCCCAATATCGGAGAAGAGTGTCTTCGAGTTTGATTTAGATATGTCCCTCGCGGGATATAACCTTTTTCAAACTTCTAAAGGCTTCGCTGATCCGGTATTATTAGTGTACATAATAGATACTAATTCTTTACCCGCCAGTGATGAATGGGTTTACACATGTGAGGTTTGTATAAAATCTGCCTTGCATGCCACTTCTGTGGCAAATAAACCCATTCTATCGCTACCACATTTTTTTGACGGTCGTCTCCCACTTGACTTGTGGAGGGGACCTTTTTCTTTTGAGTTAGGTAGAAGTTCCAAAAGGGAGAATCACATCGGCATCAATTTTGGTAGTGCTCGTGTTGTCTCTGGGACCAATACCTTTTATTCTTTTCCTGCTGCCTATACTCAGCTTTTACAGAGTGTAGGTGGTATTTTACATGGTACTGTCGTTCAAACTGGCAGTAAGGCTATATCTTGTGAGATGTTTCTTATCCTTCAACCGGATAAGACCGCCCACAATTTAGAGCAGGCTCTCCGCCTTCCTGGTTGTCGTATACCAACTGGGGGTGGACCATTTTCTATTCGTATACAGACTCCCTTCCAGCGAGAGCAAATTTTTAATACCGGCGTTCAGCTGGTAATCTATGCTGTTGGGGGTCCTATGGGAGCACAAGCTATATCTGCACCATATCAATATATGGTGCATTTCTCCCATATACAAGAAGAGGGGGATCCTCCGCCTCGTCCTATTGGCAATGTGTTGCTCTTTAATTGGGCCACCATTTCTGAAATGACGAATCTTACCCGGTTTCAGATTCCGGCGCGATTAAGTGATCTCGTGTTGCCAGGTCAAACTGTCACCATGAGGCGAAATGCTTTAGCGAATCTGATAAGGTCTTGTGGGTTCTTCCGGGGCCGTGTTACATTTGTGTTCCAATGGACATTGAATGTAGCACATATTGTACCAACTGCTACAATGCAAATTTTAACGGCAGTTGGGCGCGTTGGCAATGCGGAGACTAATGGTTCACAAATCCTACAAAGTTGGATTGTGCCCGTTAGTCAGGTCTTTGAGAAAGAGGTTGAAATGGATCTCACCGATTATCCCGGTTTTAATACATCTGGGGGAATTGGTGCTGACCATGATCAGCCTTACATTGACATTGCTTGTGGTAATTTTCCACAAATATTCTATATGAATATCAATGTGCGTGTACACCCCGGGTTTGAGCTCTATGGTAGGAGTATCACACCCCTACGCATTTAGTATGCTAAGTGTGTTTATAGGAACTAGAACCCTTAAGTTCTAGGAGTTGGTCTGTCCTCTCTGACAGGCCTTCAAAGGATAGAGAATAGCTCGAACTCTCTGTAATACGAGAGGTCCGGACCTGTAGGTCTTCCTGGCATATACCCAGGTTTTGAGATAGTAGTAAACTACTCTTCGATGTAGCGAATCGTCGTAAATAGGACACCCTCCTAAAACGAAGCCTTAAATAGGAACTTGAAAAAGTTTCCTTTCCACTTTGTGGAGGATAGTATAAGGGACGGTGGTGCCAGCTTGATGACTGCTTAAGAGCAGGAGGTTGCTCGTTAACCTTACACGAGCTAGGACGTTCTAGTAGAGATGAGACATCTACCTCGAAAAACGTCAGAATTACTATATGATTCAAAAGCGTGGTTTTTCCAACGTTAACCAATGGAAACCAGGTGCACATAGGTTAGTTGTGCTGATTTGCTACCTTTTAAGAAAGGAGATTATTCTGGTGAAATTCCAGATCTATCTTAGTTTTGTTGTTTCAGTTTGATTGCAATAAACCCACATAAACTGTCGTCATTAGGACGGCATACCATTGAGCTCTTTAGGGCGCCTCTGGTTCCGTGAAATCGGTATACGTGTGAAGATTAGGGTTTGCTCGAACCATAGAGAGCTAGGTTGTTGGAGCCGAACTGAGTCCAACCGCATTTGTCAGTTTTAGATATAACTGTCCAAGGTCTACTGCTTCCGAGCCTGAAAAAATCTTAAAGCGCCCAGGCGTCCGTGACTTCACGGCACTCGGGGACAGAGTTTAGGGAAACTCTAGAAAAATTCCCTCGCCTTTTAGTTGTGTGGCCGTGATGGACACAACTCTCTCTTCTTTCTGAGAGTGTACCGCTGTTTTAGTATCTGGTGATGATGTAGTTTTGAAACTACCAGAGATGTCTCAGTGGAGAAGCGTCTTGCCAAACGATATTGGCTTAAGGTCTATGTGACGATAATTTGCTAGTGTACTCTAGAGAATGTGGGGTGGCACCCACTTCTTGGATGAGGGCCGGAGATGAAAACCGGGGAGTAATAAACTCCAGCTAGCGGCATAGGCCGACCACCGTGAGGGAGCTCACGGCGCAATTTGGACCATTTTTAGACATAAATGGCCATGTTAGTGTAGCGCTTTGCGCATGTTGAATGATAATGAACCATGCGTTGCAGCGCATGCCTTTCGAGATCGGATGTGATTACCGTGAGAAAGGGGAAACAATGCCAACATGTTCAATTCGTTGTACTATGTTTTCTTTCTTTTTGTAGACTCCTGTGAGGATTATCCAACAGCAGGTTGTGCCTTCAGTAAGCACACAAAAAGATTTCGCATTTTTCTTTGTGTTAGATAGTTTTATATCTATAATGTCTTTATTTCACA